TCAACATCATCTACTATAATTTTAAATGTTTTATTATTTAATATTGGAATAGCAGTTAAATTAGATACTTTAATTATATCATCAGCAGATAATCCACTAGCAGAACTTTTGGGAAAAGTAAATTTTTGATCATTTGTACTACCACTTAATGTTAAAGTAACATTTGAATATGACAAAGAAGAATAATCTATTTGAACACCACCATCAACATACCAATTTAAATCTTTACGCAAATGAAATTTTTCAATACAGTATTTTGTATCTCTTTTTACACAAGCCCATACTATATCTTCTCCTAAATCATTTATAGCTGCAGCACTATAATATTCCCCATCTGTTGTAATTCTTGCCCAACCTTTAACTTGTTGACCTCTTTCATATGTCATAACACAAGCATCGCCATTTTCTTTAATACACCATATTAATTGATTAGGTTCTTTTTGAACAAACATTTCTGCAACACCTGAATCTGTTACATCTTCACTAATTAAATTTAAATCATTACCTACAAATGTATCTTCTCCTTGTGCATATACTAATTCTCTAATTTTTAATTTATCTCGTTGTACATAAATAATAACATCATTTGCTATTTCTGCTTGCAATGCTGCTGATCCATAAGCATTTTCAGTTAATGTAGTAATATTACTTTGTGTAATTAAAGCATCTTTATTGGCTGAACGAATTGATACTGCTGTTCCTGCTGTTCCTAAAAATAAATATCTTTTACCCTCCAACCATTTTGGTTCTTCAGGAGAATCTATTGTTCGTTTAATAGCATCTGTAGAAAGTGTACCTACAAGAAAGCTAAATATTTCATTAAACTTACTTCCAAATAAATCTGCTGGTTCATCTTTAGAACCTGCAAGCCATAATCTATTTTCAAAAAATTCTGATGCTGGAGAAAATCCACGATAAGTAGAAAAAGATGCTTCTGCCCAATGTACAGTTGCTGCAGGATTTGCAGACGTATCATCTATACCAGCTATCATTGAAACTATAGTTGCACTTGCTCTTGATGTAGCTTCTATTATAGAGCTTGAAGATTCTGTATATGATTCATTTGCACCTGTTAAAGCATATGTAAATGTATCTGAATCTGATACAGTTATTTGGTGTATACCATTAGGGTCTGTTGTTGAAAATCCTAATCCACTAATTAACACATAATCATTTGTAGATAATCCGTGAGCAGATGAAGTATCTATAGTAACAGTATTAGAACTTAAAGCAGCAGTTCCTATAACAACATCTGCCCCTGCAACTGAAGTAATTTTTACTAATCCTTTATGATAAATATTATCTGTTTCTAAACTAAATTTAAAATCTTGTGTACCACTATCTAATATCCATTTTGCTCTTATACGAGTATTACCATCTTCAGGTGTTGTTGAAGCATATGTAAAGTTTCTTGCTACACCTCCTGTAGTATCTCCTATAACTACATAATTATCAAAATTTCCACCATCTAAACTTCTTTGAATAACTAAACTGCCTTTCCAAGTTCCATCTGTTGTAAAAGACCAATTAGAAAAACTAACATCTAAATTACTACTGTTAGCATCTTCACCACCAGCTGTTCTTGTATCAGATATTTCTTTTTTATCTGCATCTCTTATATGTTCTAATCCCCACGTTGAATCTTCGTGACCTTTAAAAAATATTGCACTACTAGCTAATAAAATATTAGTTCCTGAAAAAGCACTTGTTGATGCAGCACTAGCATCAATAGTAGTAGAAGTAATATTTTCTTCCCTTAATGGTGGATATGTATATGAAATTTTTTCTATAGTAAATGTAGGAGCAATAGTTGTGCGTTTAAATACCATTGTTTCTTTTGTAGGACAAGTAAGTATTAATGTATCAAATCTACGATTAAATTGTATTTGACGAAGTTCTGTAGTAGTATAATTAATATTATCTGTTTCTGTAACATTAACTACGAAGTCAGTTCCGCTTTGTGTATAATGTACTTTAGCATAATCTGTACCTAACTCTATTACATAAGATACATCACTAGAAAAATCAAACTCTATTATTCTAGCTGGATTTGATCCATCTGTTCCTGTAAACTGAATAAACTCTGATCCCGCTCTGCGTTCTACACCGCCTTGTGGTAATACAAAAAAATTATCTAAATCTCTGCAACCAGTTTTATATGCTTCTAAATCATTACGACCATCTAATTTTCTAGATACTTCTCCTGCATTAAAAGCTTGTGTGTAATTAATAGCCATTAGATTATTGGTTCTTCATTATATCTTGATAAAATAAAATCACTTTCTTCCATTTCCCAATATTTATTTTCTAATGTATCAACACTTCTAGCCATAGGAAGAATTACATCATTATATTCTTTGATTAAATTATTTTGCATAACTTGGTCTAGCTGCATAGGAACAGAAAGTTTTATTGCTAAATTTTGTATAACGCATTGTGTTACAAAAGCATCTAATGTGTTAACATCTTCTACTTTAGAAACATAACATAAAAATACTTGGTCATAGTCGCAAAGAATAGTTCTACCTTCTACAACATATTCTGTTCTATCATCGTATGCTTCTGATTCATCATATACATTTAATACTCGTACACAATCATTTGGAAGCTGATATTTATATTTCCATTTAAAAGCTGGGGTTTCTGTAAGTCTAGAAAGAGTTGCTCTTTTTAATGCACTATTCCAACGATAAGTTCTTAATACTTCTTCTAGTGCTTGATCAAAAAGAATATTACAAAGCTTTGCACTTTGTACTGTTGCATTATCTGTATTTTGATCTACGTCAAGAGAAGCAATATTACTCGCTCCAATTTTAAGCAAAGCGTGATTACATATATCAATCTTTGTCATATTGCTCCTTAAAAAAATGTAGGACTTACACTAACAGAGAAGGTAGTTAGATGCCTACTGAATTACTTTTTAGTTGTCTACGTAGTAGAATATTTGACCTGTACAGTCAACTGAACCTGATACTGTGTTTGCATCACTTACTACAAGAGTAACAAGACCTATTCCTGTAGCAGCTACAGGTGCTTGATCCCACCCTGAATGCACTTGAACAGCACCCGAGTTTATAGCACCCATAGAATCGTGAGTTCCGATTTGTACATCATCAATAAAGAAATTGACTCTTGTACTACTTCCCCCACCTAAAGCTGCACTAGTTTGTAGAGTTGCATTAAGAACAACCGCACCTTTTGGAAGTACAGTTAATCGAAATGTATCTTGAGCAGCAGAAGCTGAATTGAAGTCAAACTTTGCAGTTTTAACAGCACCACTGTTAGATGTTGCATCAAATACTTTATCAGCTCCATCTTTAGGACTAGATGCAGTAATAGCATCAGTACTTGTACCATAGACAGCAGTTATTTGTGTTGAATTTTGATTCGCCATTTTAATTTCCCCCTATGGTTACGGACTTTCGTCACACAATACTTGAATTACTTTTTCTTCTTCCATACGAACAGCACCTGTTCTCATACAAGAGTAAGCATAGTAATTAAAGCGTTTATCATCTCGCTTACTAATTTCTGTTTGAATAGAAGGATTAGTAACCTGACGCACACCTGATTTAACATAAGCAATACAACCTCTTAAGTCAGCAGTTCCTGAACCTACAGCATTTGGAGCATCTGTAGTTGCAGACCAAGATAAGTTAGCAACGCTATCTGCTGAATTAATAAATGGTAGCAAGTTAGTAACAATAAACTCAAAGCCATAGAAAGAGTTAATATCTCCACCTACTAAAGCTTTAATAGAGTTAAAGTCAGAACTTGTTAATTTATCAATTTGTAACATATCGTTAAGAACTTTAGGACTAATTGCAATATATGCTTTGTTCATTGGGTCATCTAAATCAACTCCATTAGATTGGAATTTTTCTTTAATTTGACCTAATAAAGATAAAGTCATACTTGCACCTGCAGCACCAACTTTGTTAGCAGCACCAAGATTAGCAGCAACAGAACCTGTTTTACCTGTTTGAGCTTGTCCTAATGCACCTTTGATGAACTCAATATCTTTTTTACGATTCAATGCGTGAACCTGTTGTTGTACATATTCAGATTCAGGATTGACCAACATTTGAACTTTATCGAACTTATCTAACATCAAACCAACATCATAAGATGTAGCGACAACTCTACGTCTAGCGTGAGTAATGTCGTTTTCAGGTGAGTCAGCATATCTGTCAGTAACTTCATTTGCAATTACTGAACCTAATTGATCATAATACTTTTCTTCACCTTCAATGGATTCTTCAAGGCAAGTGCCTGTGAATTTTCCACCCATAGTTTGAGATAGTAAGTCTAAAGTTGAACCATACTGCTTAACAAACGCAGTAGTTATACTTGTAGAAGCCATTTTATTATCTCCTTGTTTTGGCTAATTAATAATTAACGCTGAATTAACAGCACGACTAATCGGCTCTGATTATCTCACAAGGAGGTCTTGCCTGCTATTTAACGTCTAGGTTGACGATAACTTACAGGGGTCTAAATAGGTTGTCCCTTTCGTTAATAAATCCTTACTATAAGTACGTATTATATGTCAAGCAAAAAATATTATAAATTATCACCTAACTTATTCATTAAGTCTTGACGTTTTTGTGCTATATGTGGTGGCACTTTAGTACCTTTTTTAATATAATCTGCTATTTCCATATTAACTTCTGCTAATTGGTCACGAACTCCAGCCATAGTATTAGTTTGATGATGTCCTATTTCAGGGTCATCTGAAAATTTACTAGCAATATTACCTAATGTTATAGCTAATGCTGGGTCTTTAAGTAATCCTGTATCAATAGCAAACTTTAAATTTTCTTCAGGCATACCATTATTTTTAAGTAATGCTATAACACCATTCATCATACCATCATATTCATCACCCCACTGTGAACGAAGTTCTTTGTCCATTTCTTCATCAGCTTCTTTAACTGATGCGGATGATTGTTCTAGTTCTTCTGCTACCATACCAAGATACCAATTAACTAGTTCTTCTGCTTTTTCAGCACTAGCACCTAATTCAAATGCTTTTTCTTTAAATCCTTCTACTGCTTTTTCAAAAAAAGGTGCTGAATCTTCTCCAACAATTTTTGCAAACTCATCACCAATGGTAAAATCATATCCTTCAAGATTTTCAGGACGACCAAGTTTTTGATAAAATGCAGACCATTCTTCATCCGAAGCATCTGACTTTGGAATATCACCTTTTTTACCAGCAAAACTTTGAAGTTCTTTAATATATTTTCCAACTTCGTTAGCATCTTTACCTTCTAGATTTTTCCAAAATCCTGCAGATTTAATATCTTCATTATCAATTTGAGATAACATACTATCAACAAATGATGTTGATGATTCTTCTGCAGGTGCTTCCTTTGCAACTTCTTCAACTACTTCTTCAGTAGACTCTACTACTTCTTCTTCACTCATTAGTGACCTCCTCTATGGGTTTCATATTTATTTGTTTTTTAATACTTAATATTACATTTCGTAACGCATTCATCTTTGCCTCTATAACAGGATCATTATATTCTGTTTGATCTTGCCACTTACAAATACCTATTAAAAAATTTACTACTAATAATGAGTCGTTATTTGATGTGTCAAAAAGGTTTACAAAAGCTCGTCTAGTTTCTTCTGATAAATCCTTCTCATTATCCCACTCAAAATCGTAGGTAACTTTATCAATTATGTCCATTAACTTTCTTCTGCTCCTTGATTAACTATTTGTTGAATAAATTCTGCACCACTACCTTGTTCAGGTGCTTTAGTTGTTTTCACATAAGCATCACTTAATGCTTGTGCTTGTGCTGCTTGTTGTTGTGCAGCAGCAGCTTCTGCTCTACCATTTCTTATTTCTTGTACTTGTTCTTCTGAAAGTTGTAAATCTATTGGCATCATATTTACTTCTTGAATAAATCTAGCAGTTTTATCAACATTTACATTATCAAATATTTCAGGATTAAGTTGTGCTATTTGTGACATTTGCGATATAGCAGTCATTGTACCAAATAATTCCATTTGTCTTGATGCTATAGATGCTTTACCAACTAAATCAAACTCAAGACTTGCTGATGATAATTCATCTATTTCTAATTCAGGAAACATATTAGCTCTTAACATAATACCAAAAGCACGTTCTAATATTGGTGTTACAAAATATTTATTTACACGATTAACTGCAGGAGTAAGAAACTGTAAAGAAAGGTTAAGTCTTTCTTGTGATTCAAATGCAGTCATATTTTGTTTATCCATTAATGGATTAAATAATGGTACATAAAAAGCATCTAATATTTCTTGTTCTTTTTTTTGTATCATTTGATCATTAACTATTACATTATCCATAGGTCTTAACTGTTCAGGTTTAGATAATGGATTACCTGCATTATAATATATTATCGAGCCTGAATTATTAGATATTCTTCTTACACTACCATCATTAGGAGCTAACCACGGGGGGTTAGATACTCTTTCTGCACCACGAATACGAGATACTTCCATACGATTAATTAATGGTAATGTAGAAAATACTTCTATTGCTGGACTGCGACCATACTTTTCATAGTTTGTTTTATAAAATCTTGCTACAGAATAAGGCATTTCATCAAATCCTGACTCCATAACTAACTTATTACCAGTAAGTGATATATAGTAGGAAGCGATAGGCTTTTCTTTTTTATCTGTAGACCCTAATTTAAAGTCACTTCTTGGCATTACTATATGTATAAAAGAAAATTCTTTTGATGATGTAGATGGGTTTTGTGCTAAATCAAATATATCTTGTGGACAATCTTCTCCAAACTGTTGTACTGCTTGTCTTGCTGTAAGTTTAAACTCACGAATAACTGTATCTACTTCTCCTAAATAGTTTTCACAAAAATAAAATTGATTAATATAGTGTGAACGAAAGTTAAGCATACGTTTTGGAGATGGCTCGCAATATAATGCTGTTGTACCTATATATCCACAATGGTCTATACATTGACCCATTTCTTCATAAAAGTTAGAATCTTCTATAGCTCTTATAAATTTTTTAGTTGTGCTTGATAATGCACGAACAACATTATCATTTAACATTAAATCTCTATCTGTAGGTACAATACGAATCCAATTTTGTCCTTGTGGAAATAAATGGGACATCATACCAGCAGTAAACATACGTCTTGCTTTTATACCTATATCTGTAATTCTTTCAACATCATCTCGCTGTCCTTTTGAACGTTTACTTTGAATATTATCTGCACTAGGATTACAAAAATCTGCTGCTGATTCATAAAGGTTTTCAAAGTTAGCTCGTTCAGAACTAGACTTTTCTCGTTTATACATTTGAATTAAAGATGATATATCCATTATATTGTCATACTTGGTGATTGATTAAGTTTTTTTCTAGCTTTATTTGCTTTTTCTACTTCTTTAATATATTCTTGATATGCTTTATTTTGAATTTTACCAAAAGCACCTTTACCTTGATAATCTTTATTTTTTATTGATGCTATAAGTGCTGCTTGACTCATACCAGTTCCAAAAGCTTTAAGATCTGAAAAGTCTGCAACATTTCTTATGTAATCCATTTTATCAAGTGTTTTTTGTTCTTTAAATCCACCTGTTGCTTGAGCGACAGTAGCTAATTGTTTTGGATCAGCTCCTAGTACTTGACCACTAGCACCTAATTTTTGACCTTTAGTTGTATATGCTCCTGCTGCTTGTTGTCTAGCTTGTTCTTGAACAATAGTTGGTGCAATAGTTGCTGCAGAAATTTCTTCAACTGGTGGTGGTGGTTTAACCACTGGTGGTGGTGGTGGGTTTTTCTTTCCTCCTCCGCCCATAAACTAATCTCCTTATCCTATCTATTTTGTAACATTTAAGAGGTTTATCCTCTCCTCGCTCAAATATAGCCCATTCCATTTCATAAGGTGCGATTTCAAATAGGCGTAATATATCTCCTGCCGCATAATGTATATACCAGCAGTCTAGTTTGTCAAGTTCTTTTTTACTATTTTTTAATAACGCATCTTTATTGTGCATTATAGCCATAACAAAAATTCTGTCATCACTATACACTACTCCGTGTGTCAGATAAAAAGCCATCAGACTCTCGAAATCTTTTCCATAACGGCTTTTCGCTAGTTGTATCGGTGTCCCAGTCAACATATTTTTCCGCCTCCCCTACTTTATTTGGTAATTTTATTTGTTGTCCTGTAGTTAAATATGGTTGCACGAGATTTAAATGTATACTCATAACCATAGTTCTAAAAGCATCTGC